CGACGAGGATTATCACCCGCCTTCACAGGAGCCTTCAAATTCATACCCTGAGCTTTTGCTGAAGCACGACCCTTAGCGTTCAACCCGCCTTTAGGGTTCTTGCCTTCAGCTCTCTGCCACGCCGGTGATTTAGCCATGCACCAATACTACACCGAACCGTATTTGTCCTGTATCGCAGGCGCATACTTAGCTGATAGTTCAACCACTAATTCCTGAATCAAACCATTACGTTGACGTTGCGCGGTGACAGGGGAGATGTGTTGTTTGTACAGCATCTTGGGTAGGTGCAGGCAGTCCGTTGCTAGAGCAGTGCGTACTACCAGGTCATAGTCATCTGCTACTGGCAGGTCGGGATTGTGGCCGCCGACAGCGTGGTAGGTTGATGCCCGCCACGCCCGCACATGGTTCGGTGCAGAAACAATGTGCGACAAGGTGACAGTGTTCAACGGTGGGGCTTGCATCACCCAACAGTTGTGTTCAGCCGACCAGTAATCTTTGCCGTACCCAAACGCCCAACCTTCAGGGTATCGACCCGATGAGCCGTCTGGGAATATTTCGCACCAGTCAGAGTAGATGAACCCGATAGAGGGCATGTCGGTGAAAGCAAGGTTGAGTAGGTGCAGCGCGTCGGGGGTTAACTCGTCGTCGTGGTCTAGTTCGACTATTACTTCTCCGAGGGCTAGGCCGAACCCCATTCGTTTTGCATACCCAATGTTGCCACCAGAGGGGACGTGAGGACGGAAGTAGCGGATGGTGTACCGCTCATCTGAACAGAACCCGTACACCTGTGACTGTACTGCTGTGGTGGTGGAGTCGTCGTAGATGACCCATTCCCAGTCGGTGTGTGTCTGGTTTTTTAGTGATGCCCAGGTTCGGGCGAGGATGTGGGGTGGGGTGTTGTATGTCGTGGTAACAACACTAATCACTGGTTGTATCCGTACACACGAACAGTGCCACCTAAATTGTCAGTTGCCCCAATAACACTAAAACCTGTGTATTGAGTTGTTGTATTTACACCACCATAAATATTTCTCAAAACATAAGATGTAACATTCGGTTGATAAACAACTGATTTACCCATAAAAACAGTAGAAACGCTTAAATTGGGATTTATAATATCCATAGAAACACCACTTCCGTCATTTGCTCCATCACCAAAAGCAAATATTTGAGCAGATGTTTGACCAGTAGAAGAAGAATCACCTACTAGGTTTGTTCCATATACAAAAGAATCTCCCCAAAAATAATTAGAAGATGAATCATCTGATGATGTTCTAAAACGAATATTTACAACTCTCGTTGTTGTTGACGCATTTGTTAAATTGCTTATTACTACTCTATAAGCATCATAGGTAGAAGAAAAAACGTCAGACACATTATTAGTCACTGTTGTCAAAGACACGCTTTTAATAAAAGTAAACCCGCCTTTTTCTGCGCGTCCTGTTGACGGGTCAACCCATGCACTGTTATTCCACACCAACACACGGTCAGTGTCAGTCTCATAAATGACTTGCCCCTCATACGGTGATACAGGACGTGTAGACGAGGTACAAACACCAGGCTGGTTGATACGACTATTCGGAAGATAATTACTAAGACCCATGATTAGTTCCTGTATCCATACACACGAATTACTCCACCTGTTATTGTGCCCGATGAAGTAGTAAGGGTAAATGCTGTGTAACTTGTCGTGTTATTCAAAAACCCAGTCAAATAACCACCAACACGACCACTACCGGGGCCAATAAATGGGCCAGAAATAGTAGTTAATTCTGCAGCAAACGGTTGAGTTAATTCGACATTAAGCACGCATGTACCCGTTTCGGCTATGCCGGCCCTTTCCCAACTTGCCCCATTATTAGTATTAACGGCAAGAACGGTATTATTCCACGCTGTATAAATTACGTTTTGGTAATACCCTGCAGTAGTGCTGCCTAACGTCATTTTTAAGTCTATTTGTGCACTAGCAGCGCCGTCTGTGTATAAGATTTTATAGTTATCATATTCTGAACTGAAAGCATCATTTACAGTAACGCTAGAAACAGCAGAACCAACGGTTTGTGTTTTTATTAACTGTAATCCTGGTGGCTGGTCAGTATCGGCAATCATCACCCATGCAGCAGAATCATAAACAAGAACACGGTTCGTATCAGTCTCATAAATCACCTGTCCCTCATACGGTGTGGTGGGGCGTGTGCTGCTAGTTACGATTCCTGGGCGTAGGTTACTGGCGACGTTTGATATACCCATTGTTATGCCTTGATGATGTAGTTAAGAACCATTGTTGGCTGCACGTTATTATGCGCCGATGACGCATTGGCAGCAGTATTGTTGTTTACTACGTGTGTATGGTTTGAACTTTGACCAGCCGAGGTCATTCCGTTTGGTGGACCAAGCAACGTTGAGCCGCCGCCCGCTCTTGCATAGTAGGGATAAGGTCCAGCCGTTGTTACGTTGTCAAACGCCGCAGAAATAAAGTGGCTGTGGTCTACAGAGTTGTTCCCCGTTGTATGTCCATGAGCAGGCACACCAGACTCGGCACTAGTTAGAGTGTGTGTCTGACCGCCACCAACCTCACCAACAGCATCAGCACCACCAGTGATAGTCGTGCTGGTCAAACGAGAAGCAGCCGAACCACCCATGTTGTCCACGCCAGCAACAACACGACCACGCAAATCAGGCAACGCAAACGTAGTCGAACCATCACCCGAACCATAAGTAGTACCAATAGCCGCAAACAGTTGAGCATAAACAGTACGGCTCACCGTCTGCCCATAACACAACAACCAACCAGCAGGCTCAGTAGAACCAGCAAAAGGCATCACAGCACCAGCAGGAACAGCACCAACAGTGCCACCCAAACCAGAACTAATACCCATCAGACTTCCTTCTCCCAACCAACAACAGTCACATTCACACCCGAACGGTCAGCGTAACCCTGGAAAGTTTCAGCAGCATCCACCACCAACGCAGTATCAAACACCACCGTGTCATCCTTAGCAATCGGCAACGCACTAAACACACGATTACCAGCAGTCGCAGCAGTACCAATAGCAAAATACACCAACGCCTCAACACCGCTCGTGTTCGTAAAAACTATCTGCTTAGTAGTCCACTGACGAGAAGCAGGAACAGTAGCAATCGTCCCATTAGACGTACCTAAACCAGTAGGACCAGCCAATCGCTTTTCTGTTCTGTCACCAACAGCCATCTCAAACTCCTACATCAGTTGTAATAATCGCCGTGAACTTTGAATCATTCATCGGGTTAGTGGACACAGTTGAGTTTATCCACTGACTAGTTCCAGAACTATAAACCAAAGCCTGACCATTAGATGGAGTACCAGTAATAGTTACATCAGATAAATCATTCAACGCACCAGCAACACCCGAAGCACCCTGAGGTCCCTGCGGTCCTTGCGGACCTGTCGCACCCTGAGGTCCTTGCGAGCCAGTAGCACCTTGCGGTCCTGTGTCTCCCTGAGGTCCCTGTGGTCCAGTAGCACCCTGCGGTCCTTGGCTTCCCTGAGGTCCAATATCTCCTTGCGGTCCCTGTGGTCCTGTTGCACCCTGTGGTCCAACGTCGCCTTGTGGTCCTTGCGGACCAGTAGCACCAGTATTACCTTGTGGACCTTGTGGGCCTGTATCACCTTGTGGTCCTTGCGGGCCAGTATCACCTTGGGGTCCCTGCGGTCCTGTGTCTCCCTGAGGTCCCTGAGGACCAATGTCCCCTTGTGGTCCTTGACTACCTACACCTGGCAAACCTATGGGACCTGCGTTGCCTTGGGGTCCCTGAGGACCGACATCACCCTGTGGTCCTTGACTACCAGTAGCACCTTGACTACCTTGGGGTCCCTGTGAACCCTGTGGACCCTGACTACCCTGAGGACCCGTATCTCCTTGGGGACCCTGGGGACCTGTATCACCCTGAGGTCCCTGTGAACCCTGAGGGCCAGTTGCGCCTTGTGGCCCCGTCGCACCTTGGGGACCCTGAGGACCTTGGGGACCTTGCGCGCCAGTTAATCCAACATCACCTTGGGGTCCTTGTGGCCCTTGCGAACCTACCGCACCCTGAGGACCTTGACTACCTTGACTACCTTGCGGGCCTTGTGAACCAGTCGCTCCCTGCGGCCCCACAGCCCCCTGAGGACCCTGAGAACCTTGGGGACCTTGACTACCTTGGGGACCTTGAACACCAGTCGCACCTTGGGGACCTTGCGAGCCTTGACTACCCTGAGGTCCAGTCGCACCCTGAGAACCCTGAGAACCAGTAGCACCCTGAGAACCAGTTGCACCCTGCGCGCCTTGCGCGCCTTGTGGACCCTGAGGGCCAAGGTTAGCTGAACCGACAACACGAATCTGGTTAGCGGTAGAAAACGTTGTGGTTTCGTCTCCGCGTGTGAACGTGATGTTGTAGGTGTTAACAGCAACCGTTAGTTGTGTGGTGCTACGGTCAACGGTGATTGCGTAGGTAGCCATCAGCGGGTTGTGTCAGCAATCACTTTCACAACACCCGACAAAATGGTGGACACCACACCGGATGATGTTTCCTGCAAATCATAGGTGTAGTTCTGTGGGGTGAGAGTTGCTGTGGTTGATGCCGGAAGGGTTGCCGTAACCACACCACCTGCTGCGTTCGTTACCGTGCAGGTAAATGTTGCTGACACGGTGGTTGCATCGGGGGAGGTGCGGAGCTGCATAGCATAGGTTCTGCCGGTGATGTCGATAGGGGTGGTGCCATCGGATGTCATCGTGGAGACGACAGTGAGGGTGTCGCCTCGGACTACTTGCAGGTTTTCTTTTGCGGGACCAGACATAGTGTCCCCATGTTACACCAGTCTGACACAGCCTGAATCATGTAGAACCTGGTACTGTCCGTCAGTCAAAGTCAGGGTATCGCCTGCTTTGGCTCGTATCGTGTTGTTGCCTATGTCTGCTTTGAAATTCTTGATGGCTTCAACTTGTACGTCGTCAGTACATTCCACAAATTTGTTGGTTTTCAGCAGGGTTCCTTGGGGGACTGCATCGGCTAGTTTTCGGCTGGCTTCCGTCCATGTGAATTGCCCTATGTCGCGGGCGAGGCTGGAGGCTTTAACGAGGGATTCGCCGTAGTTGTTGTAATGCCACAGCATCGCATCTTTCAATTTGTTGATGTCTGGTTCATCCCATCGACCTATTGTTTCTGACTGGCTTTTACTGCATTTCACGGTGCTGGTAGCAAGATGAGCAAACTCGTTTTGCCCGCTAGTTAAAGACAAGATAGTGGGGACAGCAAGGGCGATGGCTTGTAACGGCATCAACCCGAACCCTTCCCCTCGGCTCGCTGCGATGAAACAATGTGCTTCTGAAAACCATTGGCGTTGGTCTTGTAGGCTCATCCATTGACGGTCTAAGAAGATTCGGGAGTGGTTGATGTCGGGTACATCTCGTGCGTGTGGAGCCGCTTTGATACGTAGCTCTGCATCAGGTAGGTCTAGTTCGGTGAACGCTTTAACAACAATATCTAAACCTTTGCGTCGCCATAGAGAACCACCGGCACGGAACTGGAACACACTGTTTTTGTTTGTTTGTTGCGGATGCCAAAATGTCGGGTCTACACCTAATGGAACCATTGACACGTTCGGGTGATGTTTGGAGAATAACTCCACATTATGTTTGCATGGCACAAGTATCTGGTCGTATTTGGGAAGATACATAATAAACTTGTCAGGTAGTTCATCTGTTTCCCACATCGTAAATAGGACACGATGCTGACCCTCATACCATCCTTTATTAGAAAACGGCACACCCATGTGTACCTGCACAGACGCTTTCTTATTAAAAGTCACATCATCAGGTTTGTTGTCTATAAACCCTGACAGCATCGAGCCATACCCAAAACGAATGTCAGTAAATCCTACCCATGACTGATAATTCATAAAAACAATTCTTTTACTTGACGGTCAAAAACATCTTTTTGCTGTTGTATTTGTATACGGAACTTTTCTTGCTGTGTAGGGCTTTCAAAACACTGCCTGATTTTACTGCCCAAAACCTCTAACTCTGTTGAATCAAACCTGTACCAGTCGTCCACATTGTAATCTTCTTCAAAGTTTCCAGCTCCGACACGGTTAATAAAAACTGTTGCCCCGCATAATGCTGCTTCGCGTGGCAATCTGTCGCGTCCAGGATGATGCCCAAAATCTACATACACTAGACATTCGTTTAACACGTCAACTAGTTCTGTTCGAGAAAACCCTACAAGTTCCACCACTTCAATGTCAGGACAAACAACACGAAACCGGTCAATTAAATCTTTACCTTTAGCGGGGTTCACCGCCACCTTCTTTTGTTTCACAACACCTTTATCGTAAAACATTGGGTTCACATAATCTGTTAGCATTAACGCAGACACACCATGATTTGCCAACCAGTGTTGAGCGTACACAGACTGTGCCACATGCTGAGAAGGTTCAGAAGATAAAGCCTGCGGAGACGCAAAATCCACAGACAACCACCACAACACCTTACGACCTGGATGAACAACACGGTCAGGCCATATTTCAGGGACAACTACAACATCTGTATCCACAACATTTTTACAAATACGAATTTGATAATCGCTATACAATTTGGGAACATCCCATTTTGTGGGTTGGTACAGCATCGCCGCATAACCACCTTGACGGTTAATTGAATCAACCAACTGATGCAACGCCTCAGGTCCACCAGTCGTAACATTTGATGGATCT